CAGACACGCCTTGCCCTTGGGGAAGCCGCTGCCGTAGAGCCACATCAGCGTGTCGCGTATCTCAAGGCCCGCGTCCTCAAGCGCGCAGGCGAGACGGTGCCATGTGCGCGTGCCACCGAAGGCGAGCAGGTAGGACGATGGGCGCAAGACGCGGAGCATGGCCGCAGCGGTATCTGCTCCCGGTGGTAGCCCGTCCCATGCCTTGCTCATGAAGCCGAGTCCATACGGCGGGTCCGTCACGATGGCGTCCACGGAGTCGGCGTCCATGGCGGCCATGACCTCGATACAGTCGCCGTGATAGATGGTGCTCACGTCAGAGCGCCCACGGTGCCCAGCCAAGCCGCCGGTACAGCATGAGTCCGACGGCCAAGTTGCTCTCTGGGTTGAACAGGTCGACGCGCGGCGCATGTGCCTGCCATATCTGCAGCAGGCCGACGAAGACGCCGTTGCGGGCACCGGGGTAGCCGCCGGACTCGCGGGTGATCACGGACACGAGCGTCGTCAGCTCCCGTTCCGGCCAGCCGACGTGACGGGCCAGAGGCAGCCACCGAGACGCGCCCGTGCCTGCGGGATGAATGAGCCGCCAATGCAGAGCCCGATACTTGCTCGCGTAGTGTTGCGCGAGGCGGCGGTAGACACGACCGAGCGCGTAGGCGTCGCGTGCGTGGAGTTGAGGTAGGTGCAGGTCGTCGAGCCGCCAGCAGGAGCGGAGCCGGTTGAGCCGTCGACAGTTACGCTCTGCCTGTCGCTGCCAGTGTAGAGCCCACTCTTGACCCGCCACACTTCCGGGTACCCGTAGTCGTTCCGCTGCTCCTGCCACCGCTTCAGATCCACTCGCCCGTGCCGGCGACGCCAACGCCACCAGTAGAACGCCGACCACCACAGTCGTGGCCAACGCAAGTAGTCCATGTCTCACGCCCCTCCTCGGTTCGGTTGCGGAGCGGCGGGCCGGGGCTGTTGCCTGCCGAGCGTGAGTCCCCGGCCCGCCTGTGGGGACCATGCGAAGTCCCACGCGTAGTGTCCTATGAGATGGGTGCTTGACTTTCGGTGGTTTGCAAGACCTTGCGAGTCTCCACCGGCAGGTACCTATGCGACTTCATGCACGTCACGCAGCAGGCCACGACATCCTTCAGGTACGTGAGGCGGACGTAGAGCACGAAGTTGGTACCGGGCTCCGGTAGCTCGCGGTTGCAGAAGACGCACTTAGTCATGCGAGCGGTCCCCGATACTCCAACTCGCTCGCTGCCAGTGCCTTTCCCGTGGTCGCAACCACGGCGTGCCGACCCCGGGGCGTCCCCCGCACTGGCTCCCGGCACAGTTGAACAGCGGCCCGCGTTATTCAAGCTTGCCGCCGAAGTCTGAATACGGCCCGCTGCTCAAGTAGACCAGCGCATCGGCCAACTCCTCGACGACGTTCTGCCGCCGCTCATCCGCCGACCAGGAGTACATCCGGCTGCCGTAGTCACGGTAGCCATCGGTGTGCCGAAGCCGCGCCTCTAAGCGGATGGTCGGCCAGTGCGCGTAGATGAAATTGACGAGGTGGTCGCGGCCGTGTACGAGCGTGGCATCGAGCAGAGCCTGCTGGTGTTCCAGCGGCACGTCAAAGACATGGTTTTCTGAGTGTTCGAAGTCGTCCGGGAACACCAACGTATACGCATCCGATAGGTTGCTATCGGAACCTGTCACTATTCCCGACAGGTTGCTGTCGAGTCCCGCAAGTTGTTCAAATGATTTATTAGCGGGACGCGATGACAACTCGCACGAAGCACCACTGTCTGTAGTGCTACCTGCACAAGCCATAGCTTGTACATTCACATCTTTACTGCTCACCACGTCCGCCGCGCCTCCGTGACCAGCCGCGCCGGTACGCGGTGTATCCACAGCTCCCACGGTTCGCGCGACACCTCCCACCACGTCACCCACGTGCGGCCGTAGTGGACGTGGACGACGGCGTCGGCGAACGAGAACAGGTTCATCTCGCCGCCACCGTCGATCACGAACAGGGCAGCGTCCAAGTCGTGGAAGCGCCAGAGCAGGTAGCAGATGAGGCGCTTCATGCGATGGCTTCGATGGTCGCTGACGCCACCGTTGACGGCGTGATGAGAAACCGAGGCGGCCCCAGGCTCGTGGGGAAGTAGCACTTCTGTTCGGCGTAGCTGGCCGTGCCGACCTCGTAGCTCTTGACAAACGAGCCGGAGTGGCTGACGTAGGCGCGCTTGCTGACCGGCTTGGTGAACGCCTGATTCTCATCGAGCCAGTCGAGGGCGTCTGCGAAGCGGCTGTGAGAGTGGCCGTGGATGTAGATGTCGGCGCGCGTGAAGCCCGGAAGCTCACGCATGTTGTTCAGCTTGGCGCCTTCTTTGCGGCCCGCCTGCCAGCCATGCGCGTGGTAGACGACGACGGCGTTGCGATGATTGTTGCCGTCCTCAAAGACGATCCGCGTCTTGCCCATCCATCCGCTGTAGCGGTCCTCGGGGATGCCGGCTGCGGCCATGATGCGGCGAGGAAGGTGGCTGTGGTGCCGCCGCATGAATTGGTGTTCATGATTGCCGAAACCGAACCATAAGCACTGTCCGGCTATCGGTGCCAGCAGGTCACCCATCAGGTCAACGTACACGTCGCCGATGCGGTCGATGCTGGCGAGGTTGACGACACGCTCGTCTATCTCTCCGGAGTCCCAACGCGGGTCATCTCTGCTGATCCATTCACAGTAATCACCCATTCCGCCCCACAGCGCGGTAGGGTCGGCGGCGATAGAGCGCACGGTGCGCTGGAACAGATCGAGGTCGCACGAGCGGCAACCTGCGTGTACGTCACCGAGCGGCCAGAGCGTCCACGTCTGACCCGGATCGAAGTTGACACGTACGGTGTTCAACCTCACGTGCTGATCCTCCAGTCCCGCCGCGGATTGAACCGCTTGCATTCGATGATGAGAGTGTCCGCGCCGAACTGGCGGCCGCTGCGAAACTCCAGCGAGTGGATCTCGCGCGCGCACCGCTGTACCGTGCCGATGAAGACGAGGCAGTCTCGGTAGCGGTTGCAGCGTTCGCAGAGCGAATGTCCAGTCACGTCCACGGCACCATTCTCCGGCCGGTTGCAGGGTTGACTTTCGGCGGTTTGCAAGACAGGAATGGCCCCCGCCTGCCGGTATCAGCGACAGACGGGGGCCGGTGCGGCGCAGGGGGACGAGACGCCGCGGGGGGTGGGTTGTGTCAGCTAGCGATGCGCGCCAAGTATTCCCCGATGCCGACCTTGGGGAAGGTCGCGGTGCAGACCGGGCAGCGCAGGTACGGCTCTTCCTTGCGCGCACCCTTCCACCGCTTGGTCGCGTATCCCTCGGGCATCTCCTCGAAGACGGCCACGTGATGGTCGCCGAGCGGGCAGGGGATCGGCTCACTCATGCCGTGGTCCAGCCCTTCGGCAAGTCGATTGTGAACGCCGAGCAGGAGACCTCCGCCCCGGCTGCGATGGTCGTGTTGTCGATGATCATGTCGCAGGTAGCCGTGCCGACCGTGCCGTACATCTGCGCGGTGGTGCCCGCAGAGTCGAACAGCACGAAGCATCCTGCGGTCCCGGCGGCGTTCGCGCTGGAATCCTTAGTGATGGCACCGGCGGTGAGGCGGCTGTAGGACGTGGACGCGGCGGCGTTCCCGAACGAGGTCGCGTTCAGCGTCAGTTCGGCCAGCAGGTCGCCCGCCGGGGTCGAGGGTTCGCCGGCCGCGAGGGTGCCCGCGTAGATGCGCAGGATGCCCGCGTTACCGAGCGCGGTATGGAGTGCGTCCATCATCGCGTTGGCGACAACGTCCGTGATTCGCAGGTCAAGTGCCATGTACCCTGTCTCCTGTCTGTCAGATAACCCAGAGCGCGGCGAAGCGTGTGAGTTTTCGACTGTCGCTGAGTGTGAATGTGGCTGTGATCGTGTACGTGCCGGCGAGCGCCGGCGCGGTGATACGGAAGGTGCTCTTGCCGGCCGCCTCCGAGCTACCGCTGATAGCGTCGGCCTGCACGGTGCCCGCCGAGTTGGTGACGACATAGGCGACCGATGAGATGGAATCGCCGGTGTCCAGGTCGTTCGTGATATCGAAGTAGTAGTCCTCGATATCGCCGCCCTTGATAGGTCCGAGCTGACCCATATAGACCGGCTTCGCAGCGGTTGTCATACGCTCACCACCCCTCTTGTCGCGCCCACTCCTGTGAGTCCGTTGCCGTCACTGATGCCGACCAGTCCCCGCGTGCGCCCCACGGATGTCAGGCCGGTCTCCGAGTAGTAGGCCCACGCCACCGTCGCGCTCATGGACAGCGACCCGAGCGCGAGCGCCGCCGAGAGCACGGTCACGTTGCTGCCGAGGTCCCCGGCCGTAGACAGCGCGCCGAGGGTCGCGGCGACAGACACGGCGCGCGCAGGCGGTACGTTCGCCAGCTCGCCCGCCGCTGCCAGTGCCCCGAGTTGTGCCAGTACGCTGGTCGCCCGCGCCGGTGGGGTATTGGCCACGGTGGCCGCTGCCAGCAGGGAGCCGAGTGTGGCCGCTACTTCCGTCGTGCGCGCAGGTGGGACGTTGGCCAGGACCGCGCTTGCGACCAGCGACCCGAACTCGAGCGCCGCCGATGCCGCACGCGCAGGCGGGACGTTGGCCACGGTGGCAGCCGAGGCGAGCGCCCCCAGCGTCGCAGCGACGGCCGCAGAGCGCGCAGGCGGCACGTTGGCGAGTGTCGCCGCCGATGCCAGTGCCGCGAACGTCAGGGCGGCGCTGGTGGCGCGTGCGGGCGGACCATTGTTGAGGGTGGCCGCAGATGCCAGCGCCCCGAGCGTTGCGGCGACCGATGCCGCGCGGGCCGGTGGGACGTTCGCAACCGTGGCCGCCATGGCGAGCGTGCCCAGCTTGGCGGCACCGGAGAGGGCGCGAGCGGGTGGCGTGTTCGTGAGCGTGGCGGCCGATGCCAGCTTGGTCAGTGTGGCGGCGACGGAGGTCTCGTTGCCCGCCGCCGGTTCGGTGTACTCGACGACCAGCCGTGGCTTGTTGGTGGCGTTATCAGACAGGGTGAACTCGGTCCAGTACCACTCACTAGCCGGTTCGGTGTTCGTGCGAAGGAAGTCGGGAGCGACGACGATTTCTAGCGTGCCGCCGATGTTGTCTTCGACCGCCGCAAGGAACGCCGTCTCGCTGGTGAATACCCAGTAGGCGTTGCTTGCGGCACCGTCTCCGTGGAAATGCGCGAGCAATCCCCCAGCATCGTACATAACATCCAGATGCCCATCTGTCCCACCCGTGCGCCAATCAGCAGTGCCGAGGGTGCCGAAGGCGTACTCGTACACCTCCGCGATGACGTGCTGGTTATTCATGTTGTTGTCGCCAGCACGCAGCGAGAGCGTGGCGGAAGTTATGGTGCTCCCCGCAGGGATGTCACTGAGGTCGAACGCGTAGAAGTGCTCAAAACACCCGGGAGGCCAGCGAGTGCCCCACGTGTAGGCGCTGTCGGATGTACCGACTCCAAGCGTTCCACTCCCTGCTACGGTGACAGCCCACGTAGCTCCAGTCGAAGACACATAACCGTCGCCAGTCCCGGCATATATCGGGTCACCAGATGCCATGCCTCACCCCCTCACGCCTTGGCCGGTGGAATGTTGCCGTTGGCCACGAAGCTCGTCACGTCGGGGAAGTAGCCCAGACCCGTATCGGGAACGTGCAGGCCGCCGTACTTGATGTATCCAGTAATGGTGGAGCCGCTGAAGTCGCAGTCCGTACAGGTCGAGAAGTAGGCGTATGGCGTGCCGGTTCCCGGTGCTGCTGTCTGGCAGGCAAGGTGTGAGTTCGGCCCAGTATTGATGGTGCAGCCCGATATGGTCGCGCCGCTGATACGCGACCACGCGAACACAGTCGCGTTGTGGTCGCCTATGTAGGTCTGGTAGCGGTGGGTGTTGTCGATATCGCAGCCGGTGAAGAGGACGTGGCAGTCGTCGCCGTCGCCGTTGAAGTTGAACAGCTCGTAGATCCAACCCCAGAAGTCGCAGTCGCGCACTTCGATGTAGTGACCTTGGTTGGACTCGATGGCACCGGAGTATTGCGGGTAGGCCCGATTGGTCGCGCCCTTGAAGGTGCAGCCGTCGATGAGGCACATGAGGTCGCCGCCGTTGACGCTGATGGCCTCCGCGTCGACAGGCTCGAAAGTGCAGTCCTTGAAGGCGATACGCAGTGCGGAACCATTGCTTCCCTGCTGTTGTTCGTAGCCCATGCGGCTGAAGGCGCTGGCGCCGCCGTTAGGAGTGCCGAAGAGGCAGCCGGCGAAGGTGAGGTCGTTGACGATATCGTTGAGGTTCCAGCCCGTCGTGACCTTGACCGCGTTGACGCCTTGGTCGTTACCGCTGCCAGCACCCATATTGTTCGTGAAGGTGCAGTTGAGGAATGTCATGCGCTCGTGGCGCATCTCCTCGTTACCGAGCGTGAGCACGCCGAAGTTCTCGCCGTTCAGGGTGCCGTTCGTAGCGGTGAAGGTGACGCCATCGAAGAGGACGTTAGCGGCGTTGTCACGTGGCCAGTTGCCGAGGATGGAGCTGCCCGTGAGCGTCGCCGTGGCGGGATTCCACGAGTGCGCGAGCGGGATGCCCCAGACCGACCCGCTCTGGACGAAGACGCTGTAGACGGTCGCCGCACTGGTCCCTGTCGTGATGACCGTCACCGGATCGATGTAGAAGTCCGCCGCGTTGGACTCCACGCCGCCTACCTCCACGCGCACGCGGTGGTAGGTGCCCGGCTCGTTCGCTTTGCCCGGTGACATGGCGGGCACGGTGACGACGACGGACTCATCCGACCACGAGACGACGGTGGCCTCGCGCGTGACCGGTCGCCAGCCCTGTTCGTTGCGCGGCTCCCCGAAGTAGACCGCGCCACTAGTACCGAAGCCGCTCCCGGTGATAGTCACCTGCGCTCCGATTGCCGCGTGGCCGGCTGACAGCGCCGTGATGGTGGGCGCGCCGGTCACGGGCGGGTCTACAGGCGGCGGCTCCACAGGCGGGTCCACCACGCCAGCAGCCGCCTCCAGAACTGCGACACGCGCAGCGAGGTCCGCCAGAGCCTGTTCAGCAGACTCGAACACGGTCAGCCAACAGCTCCAGCGGCGATGGCGTCGAGGCGCGCGTCGAGTGAGGTCATTGCTGCCTGCACGGCTGCGATATCGGCCTGCAAGCCGGTGAGGTCGACGGCGGGCGCGGCCTCGAGTGCGGCGACGCGGGCGGCGAGGTCTGCGAGAGTTGCTTCTGCTACGTCGAAGTACATTGGTCCCCCTAGTTGATGAGTTCGGTCCATGGGTAGTTCCGCCCCGGACAGGCTGTGCTGTTCAGATCCTTGTGCCGCTTGTCTTTGACGCCGGGATAGCGGCGGTGCAGGTACGCGCGCAACGCCTCCAGCGCCTTCAGTTGCGGCTGCGGCATCTTCTGGAGTTCGTAGTTGCCCTCGGCGCAGATGCCGAGCCACGTGTTGTATCCGAGCGTGTGTGCGCCGATGGCCCAATCCGGCCGGCCACGATGGATGACACCCTCGCGGGTCACGAAGTAGTGGTAGCCGATGCCGTTGAATCCCCGCGCAAGATGCCAGCGATTCACGTCCTCAACGGTGCAGTCGGCGGCGGCGGCGTGGTGGAAGACAATGCCGGGCGGGTTGCCACGGCGGCGGGTGTAGCTGCTCAGTGGCTGCCAGACGTGCGGCACTATCGGCGGCGAGATGTAGAGCCGCATCCGCTCCACCGTCTCGGCATCCCACTTGCCGGTCTGCGCGAGCCCACACCACTTCTTGAACGCGGACAGGACACGACGCGCGGCCGGTCCCATGATGGGCAGCGACGCCTTGTAGCCGGTCAGGTCGACGTGCTGTTCGAGCGCCCACGTCCGCAGCCACGTCTTGCGGCGTATCAGTATCTCTGCGGCGGTCATGTCATCCCCCTAGGGTGCGTGCGATGGTCACGATGAGCGTCACCACGGCGCCGATGGCGGCAGTGGCGGAGGTGGCGGCGAGCCATATGAGCAGACTAACCTTGCCTTCGAGGTCTGATACGCGGCCGACGAGGCCCGCGGGATGGTCTGGAGTGCCGTGGATGGTGACCGCGATGTCGTGGATGTCCCGCTCCGCCTGCTGCATGTCCTCGCACTGGCGAGGGCACTTCGGCTGGGCGAGGGCTTCGGCGACGGCCTCGTGAACGGCCTCCTTGACCTTGAGCATCAACACCTCGAACTGTTGCTCGCTCATGCCCGGTACGATGCTGTGGCGGGTGTCCATCATCCGAACTCCCACCACGAGACGCGGCGACGGCGCTTGCCCTTGCCGACCCACTTGCTCATGCGGCGCTTCGTCACACCCGGCGTCGGAAGCTCGAACGGCGCCGCTATCTGCCGCTCCTCCTGCGGGCCCACGCCGACGGTGACGGTATTGCCGTCGAGGTCGAAGTCGGTGGAGGTGATGGTGAGCGCCGAGTGCCCTATCTCATAGGTGCGGTCGATAGCCCAGCCGCGGCCAGCCCACAGCAACAGTGGGTCTATCGGCCCGCCATAGGTGCTCGCCAGCGGCTTGTCCAGCGCCATGGTGACGGTGCCGCGGTAGACGTCGGCGTTGCGGCGGGTGTACTCCTGCTGGGCGTAGGCGGCGGCTTCGGTCGGGCTTGCAATCGCATCGTAGTAGTCGAGCACTTCGACGCGGTTTGCTATCGAACTGGTGCTGCCGTAGGTGGCGGCACGGAGAGCGCCCTTCAGATGGCCGACATCCGCGCCGG